TTAAAAATGTACTGATAAAAGTCTGTTCTTCATCACCATTTCGGGGTTGCTCGTGTAGCGTTGGTGCAGGTAGAAATGGTGTGAGCCGAAGCCATAATGGAAGAATTTGTCAAGTTCATGCTTCTCGGCAAATTCCCTTACACCTTTTCTTAACCCCTCCTCACTCGTTGCGAGAGTGAGGAGGTTTACAAATTCAAGGAACATGGTGGGGATTGCATCATCCCACACACAAATCATACTTTCAATTCTTACTTCCATATCAATATCGTTTTAGGGGTTATGCTATGCCGCTTTTCTCATTCGCTTGCGGATTAGGTTCATATTGCTGTCCACAAGAGCGATGATGCGGTCGTGATACTCGGTGTTGCTGTTACATACGCCACGGCTCTGCACCACTTTGAATGTCTTTAACGACACCTCTATCGTTTCAATGCGCACTCCGTCTATGGTAGCCGAAAGGATAAGGGAGTGTTTTTTGAGGTAGTAGGAGTTAGACCACACACAATGGCGCATTTTCGTTCCTTCTTCCGCAAACTCGGCTACGCTCTCCAATACACGGATGTTCAGTGTGCCGTCTGTAAAGGCGATGCCAAAGAACTTGCCTTTGAGCCTGCGGTATTCCTTTTCGTGCTTTCTCGCTTCCTGCTGCCGTTCCCTCAACTGCTGCCGTTCCCTTTGGCGGTTGCGCTTTTCCACCCACTTGTCGTGTTCGGCGTTGAGGTCTTGGGGGCAGACATACTTCGGGCTGTTCGTGTCCTTCCCGAAGTGTCGCAGGAGTTCTATCATATCACGCCACATAGAGCCGTCTGCAATGGTGTAGCCGTTGCGGATGCAGATTTTTATTGATGCCCAATACTCTCCGATGTTGAATGAGTAGCGCAGATAGTGGCGCAACATAGGGTATTGCCCTGCCTTCAAAAGCGTTTCCGCACGGCAGTCGGTTAGAATGGCTTTGAAAAGGTCGTAAGACAGTATATTGTGATATTCACCTTTGAAGCCGTTGCGTTTCACTTCGGGGATAAAACGCTGTCTGGGGTAGGTGCATATCGGGGCGATGTCGTATGCCCTGAGTTCTTGGTTCTTGCGCACCTCCATGTCGCTGTATTCCGTCCACTGGTCATAGTAGAAAAGCGACATACCACGCAGTCGGGCAACGGTTGTTGTCTTGCCGTTTGGGGCAATCCACCTCTGTACCACCTCAAAGATGGAATACTTGGCTGTCTGTCCTACTTTGTATCGGGACTTGACGAAAAAGAAGCGTATCACTTGGTACTGCTTGCAGGTGGTGATAATGGAGAAATACTCCATATCGCTGATTACCCTCTTTCGGGTGCGCAACACTTCCAACTCCATACCGCAACGGGGGCAGGTGCATCCGCAAATGGTGTCCGCAAGGTCGTGTCCGCTCTTCCACGAATGTCCGCACTCGGTGCAGATGTTCATGCCGTTTGCCCTTTTGACTGCGTAATGCTTGAAGCAATGGCGGAAAGCGTATGCCTTCTGTGCTTCGGTCAATATCGGTAGTCGCTTGCTTAGTCCTGCGACTTCCTGCTGTATGCGTGTTCTCGGTTTCATAAGCCTAAATCAAATAATGAGGGTTGGGGTTGGGTTTCTTTTTTCGCTGACGGTCTGTGGCGGTTCTGCAACTTGCGGAGTTCCTCCTCTTGGTATCTGCGGACTGCGTTCTGCCGTGCCTCCGCCTTTTCTTCTGCCGTGAGTTCCACAACGTGGTTCACAACCACTTGGCAGTTCATCGGCTTGCCCACCTCTATCTCGTTCTCGTCATAGTAGTGGATGGCTTGCCCGAATATCTCTCCGTCCGTGAAGCCGTTGCAACCGCTTTTATGCACATAGTTCAGAATGTAGGTAACACAATCGTCTATGTTCTTGGCTGGGTTGCGGTAGTTCTTCGCAAAGAGCGCATCTTCCTCCGCCCGCTGTTCCAAATACATCTGTATCGTTCTCTTGAAATGGTCTGTTCCTTTCATGTTGCTTTCGTTTTTAGATTGTCTGTTTCAGTATCTCTCTCCAATAGGTCGGCTCCACCTCGCTGAGTAGAAAGTCAATGAAATCCCTTCGTGTGTCCTTGTTCAGTTCGTGGTAGAGTTCACGGAATGTGCTGAAATTGCCGTTGATGTACGTTTCCACCATATACACGAAAATGTTGTCCACCTCGTAATATCTGCACTGCTGCGCTGCCGTCCTGCTGTTTCTCTTTGCCATATCGGTAAGGGTTAAAGGGTGAATAACCAAAGGATGAAGCCGAAGAAGGCAATGGTGGAAAGGATAGCCACGATTACACCTATTGCCACTCGGAACACTCCGTTTACAATCTCTCTGATGATGCCCCAAAGGATGCCGAACACCCCGAAGGCGGTGCGCATTATCAAACCGCATATAGCAAGCCCGATGTTTTGCGCTGTGTGTCTGAAATCTGCCGTTGCTGTCATATCTTCGCTGTTTTTGAGTTTTTTTGTTTTTTAATGCGGATTCAAGAGCTGAGGGAGTTGAGTTTCAAACTATCTTATCTGCCTCTCGTTTATCCGACATTTTTTTTATGCGTCTTTCGGTCGCATCGGTCGTTTTCGTTTCGGGGGCTTAAAAGGTCGGGATGCGGATAAGCAAAATCTTTCGGGAAAAATACTACCCGCAGGGCTGGAGATTTTTTCAGAAAAATTTTGAGATTCCGTACAATCCCGAAGTACCTTTGCGCCCTAAACGGAAATGACTGCCTGATGCGATTCTACTGAAAGGCGCAGGATGGAGGTAAACGAAAACAGAGGCAGATTGGAATAGAAAAACTTCAGAGAAAATCCGTAAAAAAAAGAAGAACCGGCTGAAAGATAAAAGACATCACCGGAAGCGTGAAAAGGGCAAACCATCAACAAGGAAGTATGAATGTTTCCGATCCGACTGCACTTGTCCAGCCGGGCGGAAACAGTCTTTATTCCCGGTTTGCCCGGCTGTGTGTGGCCGCTTGTTTCATTCATGGGGCAGGCTGACACACTCTGCGTCCTTTCCGTTTCCGGCACAAATGGACAGCGAAAAAAGAAAAATCATCTGAAAACCCGTAAAAGCACCTCTTGGCATAGCCACAAAAGAAAGGGGCATTGCATCTCAGTCTAAACATCGTTTAGGCGTGAGGCAATGCCCTTTTCTCCGGCTATGCGGTAGTCGGCACATATTCGTTAGGACTTGTCCGCTGCGATTATGTACCGACGGATAAAACCGCTTTTACGGAAAAACTTATGAATGAGGGAATAAAAAATCTGGGAGTTTATTTCAAAATCTCGGATTAAATAGCTACTTTTGCATACAAAGAGTTCTTTGAAGGTTACGCAACGCGCAGAGGAATAATGCAGTAGATAACTAACTAATTCGTAACCTATTACTATCAAGAGCGACTAACCTACGCTCATTTCCAATAAATTACACTCTTTTCGTAACTTCAAGAAACAAAGTTACAAAAAATAATCGGTGTTTTTGCCGCATTATATGAAATAATTGTCGTAAATTTGCAAAACGGGAACAAATGTAAGGGCGGTAAAACGAAATGTATAAAAGCGGCAAAACGACTCAAAACGTTCAATTCGTTGTTAATGAACGACTTGCGCGTTAAAAATAAACGAAAGTGCGGGACAAAATTCAAAAACGAAATGTAACATGTACTTTACATTTGTGTTACATTCAGAGGGGATTTGAGGGGGATTTTATAGGTGAAATGTAACATGGCGGCTTAATGGGCTGCCTTTTTTGTTTTAGGGCGGTTCTGTGGGGAAATTGCTCTCTCTGTCGTGGCTTTGGTTGTCATTGCTGTTTTGGGATGCTGTGGGACGTATTCCCTTTGTTTTCAGAGGTTTCCATGGATTAGACAGTTCTCTTTTCTTTCGTGTTTTGATTATTTTCCTTTGGCTGTGGAGGGCTTGTCGCTGCGGTGTGTTATATGGGCTGTTATCACTCTCTTTTTGAGGCTCTGAGGAGGCTTTTTTGCCCTTTTCTTTGTAGCCTGTCTTTTCCTACTTTTTTTGCTGAATTTTGGGTTAGGTCTGCATTTAGGTCTGCATTTAGGTCTGCATTTTTAACACAAATAAAAGTGGATTCGTGGGGCAGACGGGATAAAATAAGGCTGAAAACGGCTGTTTTTTAATTATTCGATGGGCAGAATGTACATTAAACAACCGTTTTCGATGGGTACTTTTCACATCAAAGTTCCAAATATCAGGCATTTAACTAAAAACAGGTGAGAAAAACGCACACTTTTCGTTTTATTCAAGCCTGATGAGACCGACAACAAGTGCAATATTATATATGTCATTATATTCAAGTTCAAAAGGATAATAGTCTTGATTATCTGACACAATTAAGACATGTTCATTGTCACTACCAGGCTTTACACGCTTAATTATTGGTCCCTGGTTTGTGTCAAGAACATAAGATTTGTTCCATTGAAAGAAAAGTTTTGACATATCAACCTTGCGACATGCGACAATATCGCCAGACTGAAATGTTGGTATCATGCTATCGCCTGTGACCGGTATAAGGAAATCCGCTCCTTTGAATGACGGTACAATGTAACGTTCACACTCATATTCAAGGACAGACAGTTCTCCTTGAAATGCTCCAGCCATTGCAGATATTGGTATTAATGGTATTCCCTCATTTGGCTTTTCGGTGTGTATAGCTATTGGCAAAGTGTCTTGCAAAGTCCCCTCTTTATACATATTTCCTTTGCCAACCAAAAGCCATTCCAGATTTAGATTAGGGAATTTCTCTAAAATAGTTTGAACTTTATCAATACCTATACTTTTACTAATGGCATTGACATAGCCATTAGCAACCCCTATTGATGCCTCAAAGGCAGAAACAGTTGTCTTTTCTGCCTTGCAAAATGTCTTGATCCTATCTTTAACCGTCATCTTTTATAAATAAATTAGAAAAAAACTCTAAATAATTTTGTTATTAGAGATATTCTCTATATCTTTGCAGCACATTTAAATATTAAACACCTGACAAAGGTACAAAATTCTATCGAGAAAAACGAAAAATATAAAAACAAAAATAGGAAAAACGAAAATGAAAAGAAGAATTATTGTAGAATATGGTAATGCGAGCAAGATAGCAAAGGCTATGAATTGTACGCCTGTGATGGTAAGCCATGCGCTTAACTACAAGAAGAACAGTTTTCTGGCACGGAAGATTCGCCATGTCGCAAAAACCCAGTTCGGAGGCGTTGAAGTTGGCAATGAATAAGGAGGAACGCATTATGAAGACATTATTAAAAATGGTCTTGGCTTTGACTCTCGGGCTTATCTGGATATGGTTTGTCCTGAGTTTCAAATGGAGCTATGAGGATATGTCAATGGCAGAGAAAGTCGTCGGCATCATCTATTCAGTGACTATGGTACCAATCTATTGCGGCATCAAAGCATTTGGCAGAAGCCTTGCAGAGTAATTAAACCTAATTAGTGAGGAAGTATATGGAATATTACAAGCAAATGTTGTGCGTTACCTTTGAGGAACTTACTACGGGGGATGAACCTGTTATTAAGAAAAAGACCTTGTTCAGTAGGGTTGACCGTGGCAGTATCCAGAATGCCCGTCAAGGCAAGGGTGAAGGCAACTATGCCCTCTATGTATATTCTTCACTCCCTCCAAAGTACCGCCAGCGTTTCGAGGAGAAGTACGGGAATCCCGAGGAGATAATGAAGGAGAAGGAGGCAGCGAGCGCCGCCACAGTCCTTATGAGCGGTGAAGCCCGCGAGTATTACGAGTCGTTCGAATACAGTCTGAACGGTGTTCAAACCCGTTTGAGCGAGAAGCTGATACAGGAGTATACCATTAATGCCAGTGTCATGGCTATGCTGTGGGACCGGATGAACCGGTTGGTCTCCACGAGCCACGCCCTCTGCAATGGGCGGCGCGGCGACCTTTGGGACATCGTCTTCAATGAAAGCGAGAGGCTGAGGGAGGTGTCAGGCCACACCCTGCCCGGTCACCTTGCGAGGCTGAAGGACAAGATGAAGAGGTTCAAGGCAGACGGCTACCGGTCCGTCATCAGCGGCAAGGTCGGCAACAGGAACACCATCAAGATAACCGAGGAAGCCGGCAGGAGGCTGATTGCCCTGAAGCGCAGCCGTGTCCCGGTCTATACCGACAGCCAGATTTTCGCCGCGTTCAACAAGGAGGCGGAGGCGAAGGGCTGGAAGCCGTTGAAGAGCCTTAGCGGCATGAAGGCATGGCTCAACAGTCCGGCGGTGGAACCGTTGTGGCACGACGCTGTGTTTGGCGAGATGAGCTCCCACCAGAAGTTTGACCGCAGGCACAAGACGCAGCTGCCTACGCTGAGGGATGCGCTATGGTACGGTGACGGCACGAAGCTGAACCTTTATTATAAGGATGAGGACGGCAAGGTGAGGACGACGAGTGTCTACGAGGTCATCGACGCAGCCACTGAGGTGTTCCTTGGTTTCCACATCAGCGACAATGAAGACTACGAGGCACAATATATGGCATACAGGATGGCTATACAGGTCAGCGGCCACAAGCCTTACGAGATTGTCCATGACAACCAAGGCGGGCACAAGAAGCTCCAGAACCAGCAGTTCTTTGAAAAGTTGTGCCATGTGCACAGAACCACCGCGCCATACAACGGAGCGTCGAAGACCATTGAAAGCGTCTTTGGAAGGTTCCAGCAGCAGGTGCTGCATAAGGACTGGCGGTTCACAGGCCAGAACGTTACGGCCGTAAAGTCAAGCAGCCATGCGAACATTGAGTTTGTGGAAGCCAACAAGGACCGGCTTTACACCCTTGAAGAGCTGAAGGCTGCCTACGTCAAGGCAAGGACTGATTGGAACGAGATGCCTCACCCTGCCACCGGCGAGCCACGCATAAAGATGTATGAGGCGAGCGTCAATACCGAGACACCGGTTGTAACAGCGAGTGACATGGTGGAAATGTTCTGGGTGACATGTGACAGAATGAGCACGTTCACGAGCAGTGGCATAGAAATCACGGTGAAGGGCAAGAAGAGGATATATGAGGTCATGAGCAGTCCGGGTGTTCCCGATTTGGAATGGCGCAGGAAGCACACCTACCAGAGATTTGTCGTGAAATACGACCCTTACGACTTTTCCAGCATCCGCCTGTATTGGAAGGACAAGGCCGGAGGACTCCGCTTTGAGCGTGTTGCAGAGCCATACATTGTCATCCACCGCGCAATACAAGAGCAGACAGAAGGTGAGGCACTCTTCATCAGGGCGCAACAGTCAGCCACGGAACATAACCGCATAGAGCGCCAGGTGGAGGCGAAAGAAATAGAGTTTGCCGAAGGTGTCGCGCCCGAGCAGCATGGCCTTGTCACACCGGAACTTAAGGGAGTGCGTGCCGAGGTTCGCCGCCAGATAGAGCGCAGGACACGCAAATACAGTCATGAGCCTGTTGAGTTGAGTCTTGGTCGCATGGAGAAAAACATCAGCAACATGGACATGCTGGATGCAGAATGTTCACCAAATGAAAATGGCATTGTAATACCAATGCCCCAGAAGAAAGACATGAAAGCCATCAGTGGCAAGTTATAAACCCTATAGCAAAAAGATATGGAACTTACAATGAATGAGAAGGAGCGCATAAGCTCACGCTTGAGAGAATACGTAAAGAAATACCCGAGCCAGGCGAAAGCCGCCAGCAGCCTGCGCGGCACCAGTGCCGGCACTGTCAGCAGCATCCTGAACGGCAAGTGGGAGCTCATCAGCGATGACATGTGGCGCATCATCGCCGACCAGATTGGCGTCAGGAGCGACAACGGATGGCAGATTGTGGAGACGGGCGCATACCAGGAGATAACCTTCGCACTTGACGATGCGCAGCGCTGGAAGAACGTCATGTGGGTTGTCGGCGAGGCAGGCTGCGGCAAGACCACCGCCTCGAAGCTGTACGCCTCAGAGCACAGGGAAGTGTTCTACCTGCAATGCTCGGAAGACATCCACAAGGGCGAGTTCGTGAGGGAGATTGCCCGCCTTGTCGGCATCAGGGGCGAGGGCTGCACCGTGAGGGAGTTGTGGAAGGCCATCCTCGACAGCCTGATACAGATGGATGCCCCGCTGCTCATCTTCGACGAGGCCGACAAGCTGACCGAGAGCGTCTTCCACTACTTCATCAGCCTTTACAACAAGCTTGAGGACAGGTGCGGTGTCGTTTTCCTGAGCACCGACTACATCAAGAAGCGCATCAAGCGGGGGCTCAGGTGCGAGAAGCCGGGCTACAAGGAGTTTTACAGCAGGATAGGCAGGAAATATTTTGAACTGGACGACACCACTCCGGGCGATGTCTATGCCATCTGTGCCGCCAACGGGCTGTCAGACCGGAAGGACATTGACGAGGTCATGCGTGATGCGGAGCAGTGCGACTTTGACCTCCGCAGGGTGAAGAAGAGTGTCCACAGGGTAATGAGGAGAAAGAAGAAGTGATGTTATGGGCAGAGCGTTGACAGTCAGTGAGGTGCTTGGCAGAAAGCGCGAGGTGTTCCCTTTCGAGGGAGCCTGGGCTTCCGCCTTCGGTCAGCCCGAGAGGACAGGAGTGTGGTTCATCTGGGGCAATTCAGGCAACGGCAAAAGCAGCTTCCTTATGCAGCTGTGCAAGGAACTTTGCAGGTACGACCGTGTCCTTTATGACAGCATGGAGGAAGGCGCGAGCCTCACGATGCGCCAGAGCCTTGTCAGGCATGGCATGGGCGAGGCAGGGCGCCGGTTCAGCCTTTTGGATGACGAGGACATCGAGGAACTCATGGAGCGCCTGTCAAGGCGCAAGAGCTGGAACATCGTGGTCATCGACTCCTTCCAGTACACCGGTCTCACGTATGAAGGCTACAAGGCGTTGAAGAGGCGCTGCAAGGACAAGCTCCTGATATTCATCAGCCACTCCAAGGGGCGCGCCCCTCGCGGCAGCGCGGCGGAGAGCGTGATGTATGACGCCACCCTGAAAATATGGGTGGAAGGCTTCAAGGCGTTCTCTAAAGGGCGCTTCATCGGAGATACCGGCGAGTACACCATCTGGGGTGAGGGCGCGGAGAAGTATTGGGGAAAGCAATGACAGTTATCAATCATATAAAAATTATAAAATATGGAGAAGGAAAAAATCTACATCAGTGGGGCGATTTCGCACCATGACATTGAGGAACGTATGGGCGCATTCGCCTCTGCTGAGGAAAGGATTCTAAGGGCGGGCTGTCTGCCTGTGAACCCTTTCCGGAACGGTCTCCCTCAGCCGGGTGACTGGCGTGAGCACATGAGAGTCGACCTGCGCATGCTTCTGGACTGCGACGCAATCTATATGCTGAAAGGCTGGGAGCTGTCAAAGGGCGCGAAGCTGGAGCTTGATGTGGCGAGCTCTTGCGGGATAAAGGTATTGTTTGAATAACCATAAAAAACAACGATATGGAAAAAATGAAATCCGGTGTAGTGGTTCTCACTTTGACCTCTACATATTATATAGGGACAATCCGTGAGACTTTTACTACTCGTGTCGGGTTTGCCGGGGAATATAACAAAAAGGCGCTTTCTGTAGCAAAAAAGGAGCTCAAGAAGTTGTATTTCAAGCGGTTTGAAGATAACTATAAAGATATTCTTCCGGTTAAACATGTTTGTCGTGTCAGTGCAAAGACAATAGAATGCGACATTCTTCTTAGTAACAAATGATATGGAGCAGGAAGTTTTTGATTTCAAGCGTTTTTTCGGTCTTTTCAAGCGTCTGGCTTATGTTGGTGACCGTGATGAGTTGCGGAAAGTGCTTGTAAGCCGGTACACGAACGGCAGGACTGATGAGCTGAGATATATCAGGGAGTCGGAATATGAGGCGTTGTGTGCAAGCCTTGAGCGTGAGCTTGGCATCTTTGATGAGGTATCCCTGAAACACAGGCTGAGACGGAAGCGCAGCGCCTGCCTGCATCTGATGCAGAAGTTGGGCGTCAACACTGCGGACTGGTCAAGGGTGAACGCCCTGTGCCGCGACCCGAGGATATGCGGCAAGGACTTTTATCCTCTGACCGTGGAGGAGCTTGACGCCTTGTGCGCGAAGCTGCGCAGCATAGAGCGCAAGGGCGGTTTCAAGCCTCAGAAGCAGGACCGCGTGCAGGGAGGTGGCGTGGCATTCATCATACCGATAAATATTGACAACAAATACAGTAACTGACATGAAAGAAACAGTAAAACGCATAATGCAGTACATCTTTGACACTGCGGAGGCAAAGCGGCTTGACGGCGAGCGGTACCTTGAACTGCTTGAGGAGCTTGAGCATGAGATCGAGTGCCACATAGAACTGACACAATACACCCAAGGGATAAATGAAGAAGAGTATTAACAACAGACAAGAACAAGAATCATGAGAATCAGGAAATCAGACTGGTACCAGACAAAGGTGCGTTATGAGAAGACGCTGGAGGACGGCCGGGTAAAGAAGGCAGCAGAGCATTATGTCGTGGAAGCATCGAGCCACACGGAAGCGGAGGCACGCATTGCGGAAGAGATGGCCTGTTGCATAAACGGCGAGTTTGAGGTTGCAGGAATATTCCCTGCATCGTACAAGGAGATATTCTACTCTGACAGAGGACCTGACGAGCATTGGTACAAGGTGAAGCTGCACATCAACAAACTTGATGAGAAGACTGACAAAGAGAAGCGCTTGACCGTGCATCATCTCATACAGGCTGCAACGCCGGAACTGGCGATTCAGTATGTACGCAATTTTATTGTGGGAGCGATGACGGATTATTCAATAGTCTCCATCACCGAGCCCCCTATACTTGATGTTTTTGAAGATACTAACAAATAAACAGACAACATTATGGCAAAAAGAGCAAAGAAAGTCCTGGTGACAGGCGTTAGCAGGGAGATTGCCGAGGACGCATTCGCAAGCTATGCGAAGGCAGAGGCCCGGAGTTCGAAAATTAAAGCGGACATTGAGTTGCAGTGTGCGAGAATCCGTGAGAAGCATGCCGGCCGTCTGGCGGAACTGGAGGAGGAGAAGGCTGCCGCTTTCGACACCCTGCAGGCTTTTGCCACAGAGAACCAGGCGGAGCTGTTCGCAAAGAAGAAGAGCCTTGACATGACCCACGGCGTTATAGGCTTCAGGACAGGCACGCCGAAGCTGAAGACCCTGAAGGGCTTCACATGGGCGAGTGCGTTGCAGCTGGTAAGGAAATTCCTTCCCGACTATATCCGCCATACGGAGGAGATTGCGAAGGACAGGCTTTTGGCAGACAAGGAGTATGTTTTTGGCGAAGGTGTCCCCACGATGTCCGCGCGTATGGCTGAGTGTGGCATTCAGGTAGTACAGGACGAGACATTTTATGTGGACCCTAAGAAGGAGGACACACAGTTATGATTCAGAAGGTGAAAAAGCCGGTAAAGGTGGGCATGTAGAAACTTTTGTATAAACTGTTAACATAAAATGAGGCATTCCTTGCGGAGTGCCTCATTTTATGTTTGCCGGTATGTATTATTTTTGCTATCTTTGCAGTCATGACACGAGGAAGAAGCAAGGTGCTGGTCGCCGCGCGTGACCGCAGGATGTTTGAAAGGTACTTTTATTGGACGGAAGTCCGCCGCCTGCGTTTTGATGACGCTATAAGGAAGCTGAGCGAGGAGGAGTTCTTCGTCTCGGAGGGGCGTGTCATGCAGGTTGTCCGCAGGATGATACAGGAGGGTGCCACAGTCGAGGGCAGGCAGATAGAGAAGCCCCTGTTCACAGGCTTCAAGGGCACAGCCCGGCGGAAAGCGACACCTTCAGACGCTCCTGCCCCTGATATGCCCCTGTTTCCCGGATTTCCTCAGTGACGGGCACGGAGTAGACCGCCTCATAGACCTTTATGCCATGGTTCCATGTGTAGAACCGTGACTTCTCGCGGTCCAGTCCCCCTTCATCGGCAGGGCGGAAGCCTTGCAGCAGCCTGTGGAGCTCCGCCACCATTCCGGCGCGTGCGAGTATGGCGTCCGTTGTCCCTGACGCATAATGCGTGTCGTCGTAGCAGTCGATGATGAGCTTCACGCCGACCTTTGCCGTTCCTTTCTGGCTTTTGCCGGCGATGCCTGACCAGTCGCACTCCGGCGCATCGATGAGGACGGCGGGGAAGGTCAGAGGGTACATGTCGATGTTGTCCTTGTCAAGCGCCTCCAGCTGTCCGTAGTCCTCGTCCACAAGGGAGAGCGACGGCATGCTCTCCTTTATGTGGCTTGCAAGTTTATGAAGAAGGTGTTCCATTTGTCAGTTTGCTTTTTATTTTGTCCAGTGATTCATTGATAGTCTTGTTGATTTTCATGCGCAGCTCCTGCGAGTCGCCCATGAACCGTCGCTGCGGGATATGCACGGCAAGACGCTTCTTCCTTGTCAGCGCAAGCCCTTTCCATTTTTCCGCCTCCCGGGGCAGTTCCTTCGGAAGCTTCCTGCCTTTGCCTTTCACTCCTGCAAGGGAATAGACCATGTGCCATGCGTACTTGCGCATTTTCTTTGTGACGGTTGTCTGTATGTCTCCGCCGTCGTTGTGCATTGCGGCATACGGCACAGGGTTCTCTATGGACACCATGCCGGGAGACGGGCGCGCCTGTATGGAGCGCATGAGGTGGTTCTGCCTTGATGTCAGCGGTCCGTATTTTACATCGGAGGTGCTGCCGTCCTGCCTCTTTGTCCGCCTCCATGGGTGCAGGCCGCCGTCAAGCCATCCTCCGTCGCGGAAGTTCTGCTTGAAATGGTTGACGGCTATCGTGCCCACTTTGCGCGGAAGGCGGTCGCAAACCTCCTTCTCGATGTCCTTTTTGGCATGCTGAATGTGCTTTTCTATGTTTTTTGCGTCCATTTATTTGGAATTAAAAAATATTTTTGTACCTTTGCAGCAGCGAGGAGGCATTTCGGGTGATCCCCGCTTGTTCGGTGACAGTCTTCGGATTGAAGCCGAACACTTTTTTATATAGTATATTTCCTTACGGAATCTTCACCTCTGACAACAACATAGACATCCTTCAGGACTTTTCTAAGAAGATTTCCCTTATTGTTCCGGAAATAAGTAAAGTAGTTGATTGCTTTTATGACTTTCCTTTCCTCAAACAAAGATGGTTCTTCAAAATAAAGGCACACGGAGTCGGCAGGTTCCGGCACATCCGGTCTTGCATTGTATTTCTTCAGCTGAATGTTCTTTGCTATCAACGCACCGCCATAATGTTTGTTCTCCGTTGTTATTGAACGTATATCCATTATGATGCCGTTGAGCCTGATGTCAAGGGCTGTGTATAAGTTTCCCTCCGGAGACCTTTTGCTTTCATCACACAGGATAATCTTGTGCCCCATCCTGTAAAGTTGGTCAACACAGCGGTTTTCCAATTGTGTTGATGTATATTTCCCGAAAAATATATCTTCTTTTTCAGCCGAATGAACTTGATGACCGACATGGGTAGCCTTTAGCCCGCCTGTTTCCTTGTCAAAATGCACGTCTGTATAGTTGGCATCCCTCTTTAGGCGGTTGTATTCAGCCTTATTAGCTTTTTTCCGTTCTTTCTCTGTTTTCGGGAGAGTTTTGTATTCTTCGGTTTTAGGCATACATTCATTGATATAAGGGCAGTTGTAGCAGTCCTTCTGTTGGTTCTTGAACCATCCTTTGAGCCTGTTTTTGAATCCGCTGTTCCTGTATGCGAAGCAGTGCCTGCAGTCCTTCGGGAAATACGGGTGCGAGTCCGAGAACGTATGCCCGTCCTTTCCCGGATTGTTCTCCAGTCCGCGCTGCGGCTTCACATCCTCCATACTGTCCAGAGCCTCCGGGTTTGCCGGCTCGTCCGTCGCCTCGAGTGAGCACTTGCAGTTCCATCGGTCACCCGGGCGGTGCATGTCCCAGAACGGATGACCGACAGGCAGTGTGAGCCTTGCCTTCCAATACCGGCTGTGTATGCTGTCCGGTTCCGGCGATGTCGTAGGCATCCACCGGAGGTTAGGCATGACATCCTTGTTGCGCTCGAACTCCCTCCAGTCGGCGGCGTTGTGCGCGCGGATTACTGCTGTGTCATACTCCGTGCGCAGCCATGAGCCCACCTGATGGCTCTTTATGGAACTTACATCCCTTTCCCAAATGCGGAAAGGTTTCAGGTGGCCGCCGGCATCATAGAGTTTCGCTGCCATTTCGTCCGCCATGGTGTGCGCCTTGAATGCCGCGAACACCTCGTTGGAGTGGCGCAGCTCACGGCAGAACAGCTCGTCATGAGCAGGCGGTGCGGCAGCCTGTGACAGTCCTTCCACTGTGCCTTCGTTGATTATCCGTAGTATTTCATGCCACAGTCCCTTGTCAACGGCGGATTCCGCACCCTCTTCGCGGTACAGCCTCTCCATGAACATCCTGAGCACGTTGCCGTCGAAGCGCAGCGGTGCGGAGTTTTGGAACCGCGCACCATTGCCCTCGTCATTGTAGAGCGTGTCAATCAGAATTCGGTGTCCGCCCCGTAAGGTTCCGGGGCGACTCCGAAAAAACGGTTCAGGAGGTTTTTGAACGGTGTCCGATTACTGTTCAAACGGCCTTTCCCTTCCGTCCCGTTCTCATTGCCGTTGTCCTCAAGAGCCTTGCGGAGCATGTCCCTGCGCTCAGCCTCTTCCGCTTTCTGCCGGTCATAGTCTTTCGGCTTCTCGATGCTGAATGTCTCATACAGCCAGTCGTCATCCATCGGCAGCCCCATGTTTTTCAGCCCTTGCACTATTTCCAGCCGTTGTGCCGGGTCCATCTTCTCTTTTTCGATATAGACGAACTCTCCGCCGTCAACGTTGAAGCCGAGGTCTGCAAAGATTGGTCTCATGTCATAGTTGAGCACATCAAGGATAAAGTTGCGGTCGTCCGCCTTCATGTCGTCCTCCTCTTCCTTGTGGACTGTCCCCAGAGCCTGTGTCCCTGTGTCTCTGGCATCTGTCGTCAGTGTGTTGCCGAGCACGCGTATGGAAATCTTGCTGTCCCAGTAGTCGGCGAAAGTCTTGTAGAGGTCTGAGGAGCCGGTCTTGTTCCCCGACTCAATGAGCGTGAGGTCGGAGTCCTTCGGATGGATGTACACCGCGTTGGTTCCCTGGCTTCTTGCGTCAGCGAGGAGCCTGCGTCGTGCCATTTCGTCCCCGGCGTCGTATGTGTACTCACGTATCGGCATGCCGAAGATGTTGCAGAACTGCGCCCAGTCCGCCATGTTCCCGCGCTTGTAGAGGACAGCCGGCATCAGTTCCGCGAATATTCCCAGCCCTCTTTCCGAGCCTACGAACATCATGTCCGGGAACTCCCCGGCAGGGATGCCGTCCCGGTCGTTCTGGAACTTGAGGATTCTCTTGCGCACCGGGTCATAATGCTTCCGGTCTATGAGGTCATACTGTATGCTTCCGTCGTCGTCAAGGTAGAACTGCACGAGCGTGAATCCCCAGAACTCAGACATGATGAGGTCTTTGCACAGTCTTTTGAACCATGGCGAGCGGAGTTGTGAGTTCACTGTCTCGTCAGGCACGCCGTCGCGCACGAACTGTATCGGCAGCCGTGTGACGCCCCTGAGACGTTTGTCGAGCACTCCTGAGAGATGAAGGTCGAGCATTGCCGACTCATACATGTCATAGAGTCTTGTGCGGCATGAGCAGTCTATGCTTTTCGCCTGTGTGACGGCGTTCATGTACGCGTTCATGTCGAAGAGGAAAATCTCCGGCATCTGCAGGACGATGTCGGGCATGCGCTCACCCTGCTGTGTGCGCATCCCTCCCTGCTTTATGTGCCTCTCTTCCGAGAGTTTCTTGCTTTTCTTTTTCATTGTCTGTATATGATTGATAATCAAAGGCTTTTAGACAGTAAAACAAAAGGTGTCACTTTATGCTGCAAAGCGTAACGTTTTATGTGGTGAAAGATAACGCTTTGCACGGTGAAAGGTGGCACTTCATTTTCCCTTCCTCCATGGTCATCTGAAAGTCGGCCTTACGGTGTCCGCGAGAATCTGCCATGGCGAGTTCTCTGCCTTTTCGTCATCGTCAATCATCGGCGCTCCGTCAATGGTGACGTCGCCCTTCATGATGCCCTTAAGCCACTCTATCGCGCGGTCGTACCTGTCCTGGCGTATTTTCGCCATCTTGTAAGGGTTGTGCTGGCAGAAGATGTGGTAGACGGTGATGTCGATGGCGAACATGAGTATGAGCGGGTGGCGTTCTGTGCCTGTGGCGGCGAATATCCTGTCACAGTCGTAGCTCTTGTTAAGGTAGGAGCGCATCTCGGCGACAGCGCGGTCCTCGCAGATTTCCACTATCTGTGGGTCGTAGGTCGGCGCGTCCTTGCGCAGCAGCGCGTCAAGTATCTCGCGGTGTATTGTCGCGTCGTAGTCTGTCAGTGTTATGAAGTTTCCCATGATTTGCAATGTTGTCACATCCTGTATCTGTTGTTCTCGTTAAGTTCGCGGTAAGTGACTGTCACAGGCGGCAGCATCTCCGCTGTCTTTTGGCTGATGATGGTCATTCCTCCCTCTATGCAGTCAGGTCCGTCGGCATTGTACGGAAGGTGCATCTCAAACATCCTGAACTGGCTGATGAGCTCCTGCATGTGCGGGTTGTCCCTTTCCTCCTCGTTGAACACCCAAGCTCCGTTCCGGTCGACAGGCTCAAGGTTCGCCTCGATGCGTGTCGCCTTGTCCGTCTTCCTGCGCTCGTCGCCACGGATATGGAGCTCCCTGCCCCTTCTCCTTGCCTCCTCACGGAGCAGCGGCTTGAACACCTGCTCGAAGAACGGGTCCTGCAGCTTGTTGTTCTCCATGTAGCAGTACACGTTTGTCCTGCCTCCGACATAGTCCGCGAGGTCGAAGTACCAGGATATGAACACTGCGTTCAGCTCACGGGCAAGGAAGCCCTTGATTATGTAGTACACCCCTTTCAGCCTGCCGATGAGGAAGACAGCCTTTGTGGAGCTCGCCTTCTTGCGTGAGTCGGAATATGCCGGGTCGCCATATGCCACGAGGAACGGGAACTTCTCCAATGGCGGGACTTTGCCGAACGGCAGGTTCTTGAAGACAGTCCCTTCCGACACCGGGTTGTTGAAGTACTCCGCCTGCGCGCTGCGCGCCGAGATGTTTGACAGCACGGTGTCAATCTGCTCCTCCGTGTTCTTCTGCGGCCATGTGCTGCGCCCGTCCTTTCCGCGTATGTTGATGATGTCCCAGTGCCTTGCGTGTTCTCCGGCACGTTTTATGCAGCAGTCCTTTGCTATGATGTTGCCGCACCACAGCACGAGTGTCGGCTCGGAAATGGAGCGTGTCGGATAAAGCGCGCCCTCGAACCATTCCCACTTCTTTTTCAGCGTCTCAGGGTTGCGGCAGTCCTCGTCGGTGTCGTAGTCGTCCATGCAGATGATGTCCGGGCGCACCTCCTCGTTACGGGCGCCGCGCGGGGCTGAGCCGGCACCGAGGGCAACGAACTTCGCTCCGCATTGGGTGGTGAAGTCCTTCTCCGTCCATGCTCCCAATGTCACCTGGCTGCCGTAGAACTGCTTCAGGCGCGGGTTGTTCTCGAAATTCAGCTTGTATGGCGCGAGAAGCCTTATCGCTGCAGCCTCTGTTGCGGAGGCGAGTGCGACAAAGCGCTTTTTCCTTGTCAGCGTGAGGTACATGATGATGAACATCGCCACGGTGGACTTTGCAAGCTCACGGCTCCATGAAAGGACCTCATACCACTCGCTGTTCCTTGTTATGCGGTTGATGGCGCGGATGTGGAACGGCGCGAAGTCATATTTTGCGTATTTCGGGAAAAAGTACCTTATCCATTCCACAGGGTCCTTCTCCAGCTCCGCCCGCTTCTTCTCTATGTCCCTTGCCGACAGCCCGTCATCGACGGGGATGTCCGCGGCGAGCGCCTTGTGGTGTTCCGCCCAGCGTTGCAGGGCCTTTTTCTCTTCCTGTGTCATCTCATCTGCTCTTTAAGGAATGTGTCGAGGAGGTCGTTGAACCTCTTTGCCATGTCAAGGTCAAGCGGGCGCAGCCAGTTCGTGAAGCGTATCGCCACGTTGACGATGTCGGCGATGCCAGCATCATTCTCAATCTTCTTTATCGCTGACGCGAGTTTCGCGAGGGTGTCCGCCTCTGCCACGGTGGCGAACCTCTTTCCCTCCTCACGTCCGTTGATGTTGTTGTTAATCTCCACTATCTGCCGGTTCAGCCCGGCAAGTATCTGTGCCGGTGTGATTGTGCGTGACGCCTTCAGTTCCTCCCATCCGCCGTCCTTCACCCACCTTGCCACCGTCTGCCGCGTCGTCCCCACCTTCCCGGCAATCTCCTCCTGCGTGAAGCTGCCGTTGAGGTACAGGGACTTGGCAATGTCCTTTCTGTCGATGTTTGTCTTTGTCATGTGCTTTTTGCTTAAAATCGGTGCAAAGTTCCTAATATTCAGCGATAAAACAAAACCATGTTTTTCTGTTTGACCCGGTGAGATGCAACATGTCCACGGTGAAGCACATGACGGAAACTGCGTTTTGCAGTGTCGTTTTTTTTAGTGAACTTTGCAGCCAAAACAGAGCATGACATGACCAGACAGTTCTTTAACATAATTCCGGAAGAGGACCGCGCCACCATCCTTCTGTATGGAGACATCGGTGAAGGCGACAAAGTGGAGAGCGGGCGCATCGTGAGCGAGCTGCTTTCCCTGCAGTCGCGGTACAGGCGCATCGATGTGCGCATCAACAGCCGTGGCGGTGATGTGTTCAGCGGCATGGCGATATACAACACCCTCCGCCGGTCGAAGAGTGAGATTGTGATATACGTTGATGGACTCGCGGCAAGCATCGCCGCAATCATTGCCCTTTGCGGGAAGCCCCTCCACATGAGCCCATACGCGAAACTGATGCTTCACAGTGTGAGCGGCGGCACCTGGGGCAATGCTTCCGTCCTCCGCCAGACTGCCGACCAGATGGAACGGCTGCAGAAGGACCTTGCGGAGATGATTGCGGGGCGCTGCGGCATGGAGTCGGCGGATGTCCTTGAGAAATACTTTGACGGTTCAGACCACTGGCTCACCGCCGGCGAGGCTCTGGATATGGGGCTTGCCGACAGCATCTACGACATGCAGGACGATGAAGGCAGGCCGGAGACAGACGAGGAGATTTATCATTATTTCAATAACAGGCTCAGCTTTGAGCCCAAAAACGACAATGAAATGGCATTAATAGACGACATCAGGGCAATCCCGTCCTTTTCAGACAAGGCGGATGCCGGCGCCATCGTGGCGCACATCAAATCGTTGGAGAGCAAGGCGACAGGCGCTGAAGCCCTCCGGCAAGCTAACGAGGCATACAAGGCTCAGATTGCGGAGCTTCAGGAGAAGGATGCGGACAATTTCCTCAACCGGGCGGTTGCCGACGGCAAGATCGGCAAGGAGCAGCTCCCCTCGATGAAGAAGCTCATGGCAAGCGACCGCACCGCCGCGGAAGAGTTCATAAACAGCATGAAGGCGCGCAAGGAGACACGCCGTGCCGCAGACTTCATAGACCGTGGCAGCGGCAGCGGCTTCGAGGGAAAGTCCTGGGACGAGCTTGACCGTGCCGGGATGCTTGCCTCGCTCAAGTCCGAGAACCCGGCCTTGTTCGCGGCCAAGTACAAGGACAAGTTCGGCATCGAATACAAGAACTAACAAAACACATAAAGAGAAATGGCATTAAACAGACAGATTTGGCTCAGCGCCATACAGGAGAACTTCTATCCGGACAACTCATTCGCGGTGAAGAGTGTCGATGACTCGGCGTTCGTCAGCTGCCACACCGTACACATACCAAACGCCGGTGCGCCTTCGAAGGTGCAGATAAACCGCTCAAAGGTGCCTGCGGATGTGACGAAGCGCACGGACAACGACCTCACCTACGACCTTGACGAGCTGACGACAGACCCGATATACATTCCGCACATCGAGACTGTGGAGCTCAGCTACGACAAGCGCAACAGCGTGCTTGCCAACGACCGTGAGGCGTTAAGGAGCAATGCGCAGCAGAACCTTCTCTACAAATGGTTCACCGGCGGCAACATCGTGAAGACCACCGGCGAGGCGCGTGACGCGCACACAAGCGGGACAGCAAGCGGCAAGCGCAAGAAGGTGACGAAGGATGACATCCTTGAACTGATGATACTCTTCAACAAGGACAATGTCGCCAAGGACGGCCGCTACCTCCTCCTTGACAGTGTGATGTATGCAGACCTTATCGCTGACCTTTCAGAGAAAGAGCTTTGGGCGTTCCAGAACTCCGCCGACACGGAGAAAGGCATCCTCGGACAGCTGTTCAGCTTCCATATCATGGAGCGCAGCCAGGTTCTCCGCATGGCAGGCGACGGCAACACCCTCCTTGAATGGGAGAAGGACGCTGTCGCAGAAGAGTGTGCCGCAGGCCTTGCATGGCAGGAGCAGTGCGTGAGCCGCGCGCAGGGCGAGGTCAAGATGTTCGACTCCATGGACAACCCTCAGTATTATGGCGACATCTATTCCTTCCTGATGCGTTCAGGCGGCAAGTACCGCCGTTATGACAAGAAGGGTGTGGCTGCACTGGTAGAGGCAGCGGGTTAACGCAAAAAAAAGAATCATCATGCAACTTCCAAGAGTAAAGATACAATTCCTTAACGGCCAGTTGGGCACCGTCGGTGAGAGTCCCGACGGGCTTATGGCCCTTGTGTGCGGCGCGGAGGCTGTCGGGGACACCATGGCACTCAACGAGCCGTACACCATAAGCGGCATGGATGACCTCACCGCCCTTGGCGTGACAGCAGGGAACAACGCTGCGCTGCACAAGCATGTGAGGGAGTTCTACGACGAGGCAGGCAACGGCACAAGGCTTGTCCTGTATCCGGTTTCCACCGGTGAGACGATGGCCGCCCTCTGCGACTACACCGAAAGCGGCAAGGGTTTCATACGTGACCTTATAACAAGGCTGAACGGTGCACTTCGCGGCATCGCCATCGCCAATGTCGGTGACGGTGCCGCCGGTTCCGAAGGCCTTGCCGCCGATGTGTACTCCGCCCTCCCCAAAGCGCAGCAGCGTGCGGAATGGAGCACCACAGAGCTTTATGCCCCGCTCTTCATGGTTATTGAGGGGCGCAGCTACAGTTCGCCGAAGAGCCTGAAGGATTTGACACAGGAGGACTATAACCGCGTATGCGTGCTGATCGGTGACACGCTGCAGGACGGCAAGGGTGCATGCGTCGGCACATTGCTGGGGCGTACTGCCTCCGTGCCTGTGAACCGCAACATCGGCCGCGTAAAGGACGGCAGCCTCTTCCCTTTGGAAATGTTCATCGGCGGCAGGAAAGTGGATGAGAGCGGCAGCGCCGTGGCAGAGATATACTCAAAAGGGTATATCACACCACGCAAATATGTCGGCAGGAGCGGATATTTCTTCACAGACGACTGCATGGCATGCGACATTACGGACGATTATGCGCACCTTGCCATGCGGCGCGTGATAGACAAGGCGTACAGGGTCGTGTATGACACAGCATTGGATTTCCTGCTCGACGAGATAGAGCTTAACGACGACGGCACGATGGCGCTGGGCGTCGTGAAGAGCTGGCAGCAGGCGTTCGAGAATGCCCTTAACAGGCAGATGACCGCAAACGGCGAGCTGAGTGCGGACGCAAGCGGTGAAGGCTGCAAGTGCCACATCGACGAGAAGCAGGACATTGCCGCCACGTCACGCATCAAAGTGCAGGTCAAGGTGCGCCCGCACGGCTATGCGCGCTATATAGATGTCGACCTTGGATTCCTGGTGGCGTCAGCATCATAAAAAGACAGCAATATGTTCAATACAAGAGAATACGAATGGGCGGACGTCAGCGTCGTTCTGGCGGGCCGTCCCATAACAGGGCTTCGCGGCGTGAAATACAGCGCGAAGCAGGAGAAGGAGCTGCTGCATGCAAAGGGCAACAAGCCGCACAGCATACAGCGCGGCAACAAGAGCTACGAGGGCGAGATTACGCTCCTGCAGTCCGAGTATGAGGCTTTGCGGCAGGCTTGCGGCGGAGACATCCTTGACGCGAGCTTCGACATGGTCGTCTCCTATGGCAACCCGACAAAGGGCGACGTGATAACGACGGACATGATTGTCGGCTGCGAATTCACTGAGGACAACACCGAGTGGAAGCAGGGCGACAAGTTCCAGGAAAAAACGCTGCCGTTCCTCTTCACCAACAGGAAGACAGCCTGAACACTGTCCGAACGGCATTCAGACAACAATCAAAAAGCAATTGAAAATGGTTTATACGAAAGAACAGGTCTCCGCATGGAAGAAGAAGCACGGGGACATCTTTGAGATAGAAGTGGGCGGCAAGAGCTGCATAGTGCGCAAGCCGACACGCAAGGACTTGAGCTACCTCAGTGTGATAAAGGACCCTATAAAGATGAGCGAGACGATGCTCCGCCAGCTGTGGGTTGACGGTGACACGGCGATACAGGAGGATGATGAGTACTTCCTCCCTGTAATCCCAAAGCTGGAGGAGGTCATGAAAATAAAGGAGGCACAGATAAAAAAACTTTAGCGGATGCGGAGGTTCCGGGGGCGGAGGACGGGGACGTGCTGTTCCTGAACACCATGCTGAGGTATTACATGCACATGGACCCCGACACACTGAGTGACGAAGAGTGGGCACATACTATCCGGTATCTCATAGACATCCGACGAATGGAGGCGAAGGCTGCAAATGGACAACATTCTTAAATTTCTTATCAAACTGCAGGCGGACGGCGGCAACGTGCTCAACGTGGCGCGGCGCACCTCCGAGCAGCTGGACACTGTCTCGCGCAAGGCGGCTTCTGTCGGGGTCCGCCTGCGCAATGCCTTCTCCATATCCAATTTCGGGAACTCCCTGATGTCCGTGCCGGGCATGCAGTTCCTGACCAACCCGTACACTCTTGCAGGTGCAGGGATAAGCGCCGTCGCAAGTCTCGGAGCACAGGCGGAACAGACCTCAGTGGCGTTCACGACGCTTGTCGGCAGCGAGGAGAAGGCGGCGGGCATCCTTGCGCAGATAAATGATTTCGCGGCAAAGACGCCATACTCCAACCTTGACCTTGTGGACAATGCCAAGACCATGCTGAACTTCGGCGTGGAGGCGGACAAGGTCAACGGCTACCTGAGACAGCTGGGAGACATCGCAGCCGGTGACAGGAACAAGCTCGGCAGCCTGTCCCTTGTCTTCGGGCAGGTGGCAAGTGCGGGAAAGATGAGCGGACAGGACCTCCTGCAGTTCATCAATGCAGGCTTCAACCCTCTCAAGGAACTGGAAAAGATGACCGGCAAGACATACAGTGAGCTTCAGGACATGATGGGCAAGGGACAGATAGGTCTTGACGCCGTGGCGGCAGCCATCCGGCACGCCACGGATGAAGGCGGGGCATTTGCGGGAATGAGCGACAAGCTCAGCCGGACCGTCAGCGGCAAGTTCTCGACCCTCGCCGGCAACGTGCAGCAGGCTGCCGTGGACATGTTCGGGGAGATAAAGCCGGTAATAAGCGGGCTGCTTGACCTGTTCATCATGATAGTGCCGCCGGCAGCGTCAGCCATACAGGATATTTTCAAGGTGGCCGGCAAAGTGGCAGGCTTTCTCATTGACTGGAAGGAGGAACTTGGGCTTCTCGCTGCTGTCGTTGCAGTGGGTACCGTTGCATTCAATCTCAACACTGTTGCAATATTCGGGCTCGCAGGAGCAGTCAAGGCGGTCACGGCTGTTACAAAAATATGGGAAGGTGTGCAATGGCTTGTGAACATAGCCATGAACGCCAATCCTATCGGCTTGGTGATTACACTGATTGCCGGTCTTGTCGCTGCCGTCGTATACTGCTGGAACAAGTTTGCCGGCTTCCGCGCTTTCATTCTCACCATGTGGGACACGGTGAAAGGCTTCGGTGACATCATAAGGAACTATGCCATTGACCGTATAACAGCGCTTGTCGGCGGCATAGGCAAGCTTTCCGACGCGTTCTCCAGACTCTTCGCCGGGGATTTCAAAGGGGCATGGCGCAGTGCCGTCAGCGGTGTCAGGGAGATGACTGCACAGGCAAGTGCGGAGAGAGCCCGCGCTGCGGCAGGAAAACTTGTCTCAGGTGTGAAGGCTGAGTACGCCAAGAACTATGCCGTACAGAGCCGGGTGCAGAAGCAGAGTGTGGCGAAAGATGCGGCGATTGCCACACCGGGGGCAAAAGGCAGCGCGGCAAGCGAGTTTGCCTTCAATGCCGCATCATCAGGCAAAGGGCAGAAAGGCAAAGGCAGCCACAGCAAGACCGCAGAGGCACTCGCCACCGGAGGCACACGCAGCACAAAATGCAACTCTTTCACTTTACACTATGAACAAAACCATATTCCGTCCTATATGTGA